CCCATAGGTGCTAAGTCTGCACTCCACTATTTTGGCCTCTCTTACCCACCCGAGGGCAGGGGAGAGGGTCGGTAGTTAACGCATGGCCTTCCAAGGCCAGCCGAGCAGCTAACTCGACCCGTAGTTAGTCATCCTTCCCCACTTGGTCCTCGACTGGCGACAGTCGGTCTGCCAACCTCTCGGCAGCAGACGGGCCCGTGCATCGGACCCCAGACCATCTCCTCACACGATTCCACAACGCAAACAAGGGTAACAGCGCAATAGCCTTAAATTGATCCTCCTGAGCTATTTCAACTCATTTGGCCAATTCAGGGACTAATGCCCAACGCTCTGCGACGGCAGTTACCTGCTGAAGCACAGCTCCCGCTTGATGCATCATGAACTTCACATTAAGAGACTGCAAGTGAAGAAGTGATTTCCGCGCTTTCTCCAGCGACTCTGTCCCCTTAACAATATGACTGTTTACCATCCCTTCATACAGTCTTGCCCATACGTCTTTCGGTCCCTGATCGAAGTATAAGGCAGAAGATTTCTCTTCAACTGCACGTTGAGCGGGGGCTACGACCTCATTTAATAGGCCAGTAGCCCATGGAAGGAACCAATGAAGTGTCAACGGAGCCTTCACAGGCAACGTTGGCCCTTCCTGGACCAACCATTCCAACCAGTTGTTACGAGACAGACACGTCCGAAGATCGGGATGAGTTATCATAACACCCAACACCTGGAGCCGACGAGGAATTCTCTTCCACGGAGACCCCAGCTTTGAAGCATTACGATACCCCACCCCCACTGCCGTAGCGAATGTTGCGAAAGTGATAGGGTTCTGAGAGCTTAAACGCTCCAGCATTGCACCAGCTACTCCCATAGAAGTCCTTGCGGCATTCCATAGTTTCATGGGCAACCCTGAAACATCCTCGCCCTCAAAGTATACCTTCTTAGCAAACTCACAAGTCCGACGTGTCGAGACCAGTGATTTCGCCAAGCCGATTCCCAGTCCTATCTCCCCACAGATTTTCACATACGCCTGAGCGACAGCATCGTTACATATCACGATGTCATCGCCCAGTACGGCATAAGACCGGAACCACCCTTCATGCCCCACTCGTCGCGCCGCCCATTGTACAATTGCATGATGAGTCCAGGCCAGCATGGCCCAGGACGAGTATGCGCCCATCGGCTGACCGACAGCATAGCGTATAGAAAGTCGAGACTTTCCAGGGACCCTATACTCCCGCCCAACCAGCAGCTCGCACCACGCCTCTCCGAAATCCGGAGAAAACATCTCTTCCAGTATTACTCTTTGAAGCTTTACCGAAAGCCTATCCGTTGCCGCCGACAGATCATACGAATAAAACGTATCATCCATGGACGCTTTTGAGAGCAGGGCCTTCACAGGCTTATGCTGATCAAAAGTACCATCTGATGGGACATCCCGAAGGACCCCCATCAGATGCTTGTGTAACGGATACAACGCAACTTGCGTCCAGTAGTCAACCATGGCGAAAACGCGCATCTTCCCGGCCGGTTCCTCCTTAACGGAGAGACGACCGTTGGGTGGCGTTACCGCTCGTGATGGACTCCACCCCGCAGCATCAGCCATCCAATCCCATACGGTATTTGTCTTACCGCACTGTCCGAGAAACCACAGGTACTGCTCCAAAGAGTCTCCCCATTTTCCCTCGATCCAGCAACGTGCAGATACTTTCCGAGTACCGAATGATGACAACCGCGTGGTGACCCCATAGTCGTCCGTTTTACGACGAGTATAGGGGCTGTCCGCAGAAGCCTTTCGTATACCCAAAGGCTCTGGTTTCAAAACATCTTCAGGGTCAAGGCCCCGAAGCGTCTCGCCACAGTGTGACTCCATCATCGGGAGAAAATCCTTACGGATAAACCCCCGGAACGAAAACAGATACCCCGGCGATAGGTCCACGCCAGGGTCTGTAATTGTATTCAATTTAAGTTTCCCTTTGCAGGGAAGTATTCTATAAATTGAGAGAAGAGTCATCCATAGGCGAATCGCACCCTTATGACCCTTACGGATCAACGAGCGTGATCCCCTCGGTATTAACCGAGGGAGACCATCTCGTGACCTACTAACGGCCACCTTACCAATTTCCCGAGACTCAAACCGAAGTTCCGAGCCTGGCAGTGATTGCATAAGGCAGACGTGAGCAGTTTTCAGGTACAATACCAGACCTCTTACGCCCTGCTTCCGCGCAATGAGAGAAATCGACTTCGCGAATGCATGAATCTGAACTACCCAACTACGGCATAAACTACCTAGCACAAGACGGCCCATAGATATTAATGGACCGACAAATGCCTCCCTGACTTTTACATCAGGACGCCACAATGCAAATTGACTAACACCTATTCGGCCATTTCTGGCCAAGCGAATATTCGCAAATAGGGTTTTCATTTTGTATTGTATTCAGTTTCCCATGAGGACTCCGTTAGGAGGCCTTTAGGGGCTGCAGGCGCTACTTGGCTGGTAGCCACCACGGTGCCGTGGTGCTCCGGTTGATCGAAGGCTATCGCCGAACTTAGTTTGGTCCCCGGATCATCATGTTTCCATGACTTTCCACATAATCACCGCCCTAAGAAGGCAACCCCTAGGATTACCGGATAGGTCCATTTCTCCAAAGAGAAATCACCTGCCGACCGTGGGGGTTTAAAGTTAAATCGGTGCTCCTTACAAGCGCCGCCAGAAGACTAAGAAATAGTATCAGTCTCGAGGCACGTGTCATAAGGCCACACCCCGCAAGGGGGCATGTTCTGCACGAACGCGGATTTTACCGCCAATCTAACCCAAACCCAACCGGGATTTCGGTTAGAGGATGTCCTAAG